CGCCAATTCTGATTTTCTTTCTAACTTCATACAAATCCAAGAGGGCACAAATGTTGTTCGTGTCTTGCCTGGAAAGGATGAAGATACTCTGTTTTATGCAGAGACTAAAATTCATCGCGTTCCCGATGAAAACGGACAGGTGAAGAACTATCACTGCCGTAAAATGCATGGAGAGGCTTGCCCTCTTTGTGATTCTTATTATGCGCTTTGGAAAGAGCCTAATAAGGACGAAGATTTGGCTCGCCAAATCAAGCCCCGCTCTCGCTACTACATGAATGTGTTAGACCGTGAGAGTGGTGATGTAAGAATCCTCTCTATCGGAGTTATCCTCTTTAAGAAGATTATTGCTTCTATGTTGGACGAGGATTTTGGAGACATTACTGATCTTGAGAAAGGTCACGATTTTAAAATCATTAAGGTGATGGAGGGACAATGGCCGAAGTATGACCAGTCTCAACCTCGCCCCAAAGCGTCTCCTGCAGGGAGCAACGCGGAAACCGCAGTATGGATGGATTCCCTCCACGATATTCATGCTCTTGTTAAATTGGAGGATTACGAGGAAGTGAAGACTACAGCAGATATGCTTCTTCCTTCTCACGAAGGGTCTATGACTAACCCTCAACCTGAGACAAAGGTTTCAGACGAGGATTATCTTAGCAAAATGAAGGGTTAATTATGAAAAATACTTTTTATATGATTGGTGTTGCTACACTACTAGGAGTGGGCCTTATGTCTTGCTCTATGGTCGAGGGAGCAATTGGTGAAGAGGCAGATGTTTCTACTCTTGGAGGGTTTCTCGATACCATGTGGGGCTTAATGAAGGGGTTCCTTCCTAGCCTAGCAGCATGGGAAGGAGGCTGTTCAATTTTCAGTCCTAGAAAGAGACAACACTACACTAATATGGTGATGGCTGTTGTACCTCTTAATAAGAATATGGAATTTGGAGACGCTATGAAGTCTCTTGGATCAGGCTTAGGGATTTCGCACTCTTCTGAAGCGACTAAAGCGGTCAACGCTGAAGAGGTGTCTACAGCCAAGGTTGAGGCTGCAAAAACTGAAACTAAAGTTTAATTAGCCACAGTTGGTTCTATTATAAGGGGGTAAGGAAACTTACCCCCTTATTTTTTAACTATGAGTAAAAAGAAATTAAAAATACTAGCTTGCCCTGCCAATAAAGGAGGATGCGCTTACTACAGAGTTATCGCACCTGCTGAGAAATTACAAGAGTTATACGGAGAGCAAATCGAAGTTAGGTTTGATTATAATCCTCTAGGAATGAAGGAGGAAGAGGCTAAAGGGGGTATGTCTCCTGTCGATATGTCCTCAGTATGGCAACCTAATTGGACCTTTGATAATATTAAATGGGCTGATGTGATTTGGACAAACAATATTTCTAATTTTGGTGGACCATACACTGCGCGTTTAGTAGGAAAGGCGAAGGAGTTTGGGAAATTCGTACACTACGATACAGATGATTTACTCACCGACCTATACCCAGACCACCGCTTATATGAGGTTTATAAAGACAAAGGATTAGAGGGGATAACAAAATTCATTTATAGTAATGCTGATCTTGTTACTGTGACCCAGAGAAAATTTGCTGAAAGAGTAAAAGAGTATTGTGGGGGGGTTTTAGCAGTAGTTAAAAATGCTATTGACTATAGTTTGGATGCGTGGAATGTCCCTAAGGTTCCTGCTTTTAAGAAAGGTCTTACTAGAGTGGGATGGGCAGGGGGGATTCATCACGGTGTGGATGTAAAGGAGTTTGCGGGAGTACCTCATTTTGTAAATCAAAGGGCAGGAAGAGAGCGGGTGCATTGGGGGTTTTTTGGAGCACCTAATCCCGCTGAGAGTGGGAAAGAAGAGTGGCAACATGAGGTATGGAGAGAGTATAAAAGAGAGTTTTTAAAGGGGTACAAAGGAAAAAGGAACTGGGATATTTTTCCTGCCTTATCCCCTGATTCATATGGAGGGATTTACGCACACTTTGATTTGGCTATTGCTCCTCTCCAGATGAACGCTTTTAATGATTCAAAATCAGAAATTAAAGTGGCTGAGTGTGGTCGCTATAAGGTTCCGTTAATTGCTTCAAATGTAGGTTGTTATGATGAGACTATTGTTAATGGTAAAACAGGTTATCTAATTGATGCTGCGGCTCCTCCTGCTGATTGGGTTAAGATTTTAACCAAGTGTGTTAAGAACCCGAGACATGTAAAAGAAATGGGGGAGAATTTACATAAAGTTACAGAGGAGTATTTTGATTTAAATAAGGTATGTAAGCATAGACTAAATTTGTACGAGCAAGCGTTAGGCTTGGTACTAAGTAGGGATGGAAAAGAGAATTTAACATACAATACGGAGTGGTCTTTTGATGGATAGTACTGTTATAATTAAAACCGTAGGGAGGCCCTCCCTGAAGGCTGCTATTCGCTCTGCAAAGAAGGAAGGCTTTAAGGTGATTGTAGTCAGCGATGGTGTTAAAGTAAGCGCACAGGGCGCGACACGCCTTGTGAAGCTAGGTAAACAATGGGGGTACTATGGGGGGATGGCTGCTAATGTAGGAGCCGCTATGGCTGAAACGGAGTGGATAACCTTTTTGGATGACGATGATGTTTTTATACCAGGAGCGGGAGAGATTATCCGAGAAAAAATTAAAAATCCTGATGTGGATGTGTGGGTAGGAGGTGCTCGTTTTAATAAAAAGATTCAAATTCATAATCACTCAACCAATCCCCCTATATTAGAATTTGAGGGACACGATCTTGCGATGGATCGTGAGAGAGGAGTCCGAGTTGGGAATGTTTCTTGTCCCACAGTACGCACCTCTGTTTTCGCAAAATCTCCTGTAGTAGATACTGTTCCTGAGAATATGCAACATTTAACTGATTGCTATCTACTCAATCAATGGAAAACCGCAGGATTTAGAGTTGATTGGATGGAATCTGTAATTTACTTAGTGAGACCCCACAAAAAAGGCTTAGATTCCTTGGAATCAGTTAACGGAGGAGGTACAGTAAGTTGATTAGTATAATATGTTCAACCTATAACTCTTCTGAGTGGATTAATAATTATCTTAAGTACTTAAACGAGCAAACCTTACCAAAATTTGAAGTAATTTTTGTAGACGCTAACTCCTCAGACTCATCTCTCCAAACCATAAAAGACTTTGAGTTTAGGGAGGGGATTGAAAAGGTAGTAGTTGAAGAGAAAGAGCGTGTTAATATTTACAAAGCATGGAATACTGCGATTAACCAAAGCAGATATGAGTATGTTATGAATTATAACACCGATGATAAACTATTTCCTCCCGCTTTAGAAAGGTTTGTCACATACATTCAAGAATTCCCTGATGTAGATGTTATAGTTTCTAATTGTATGATATCATCTGATAGTGATCATGAGGAAATAGTATCTCTATATAATTGGCCTGATGCGAATGATCTTCAAACTCTTTTAAATGGGTGTTGTTGTGGACCCTTCCCTGTCTTAAAGAAGAGTAAGGTGTTGGAGTGCGGAGGTTTTGATGAAGACTTAAATAGCAGCGGTGATTATGAGATGTGGTGTCGCATGAATGTAAAGGGGGCTTTATTTGGAAATATAGAAAAGTACTTGGGCGTTTATTTCCATAATCCGCAGGGGGTAAGTACGGATTTAAGTAAGAGAGAGGAGCATCTAGCTCAAGATAGGATTATTAGAGAGACATACTCTAGGTTTATAAAATGATAAATCCTAGGGAAGTGTTAGATCTTTATAAGGATCATGAGATAGGGATTCTTAATTTAGATAATATAGATTTAGTGGAGATAGCTCACCAGTATCAACAGGAGGGGCTCGTTACTATAGCTAATATAATTAAACCAGTTGTACTGGATAATTTTTATGCTTTTGTTATAGATGAAATGCCTCCCTGGTGGTGGTTTTATCATTTTAGGGCGGGGAAAGAGGAAACACATAATGGGAAGATTAAAAACGACCCCGTGGCTCAACATCAAAACATTATTGACCATAGAAAGTGGGCTAAAGAAACAAAGGATTTAAATCGCTTTGCTTATTTTTATAAGAGAACTTTTGAAGACCATTATCCTTTATGCAAATGCGGCTTGTGTAAGTTTTTGGTTCCTTTCTACAAAGAACTCCGCTATTTGTTAGCGGTAATTACAGGAAAGGATTTAGAAAAAAGAGAAACATTCTTACAAATGGCAGAAGAGGGGGATTTTAATGGATTTCATCACGATGAAGATAAAGGAGAATTAGCTATGGTACTTCACCTCACTAAGGGATGGACCCATGGCGCAGGTGGGGAATTCTTTATGTTTGATGATACAGGGACTATAATAGAAAAAGCTCTTCCCCCTTCCTATAACAACCTTGTATTAATGAGATTAGATCATGGAGTTAACAAAAATTTAAGATACCATATGGTAACTCCTGTTGCAAGTCCCACTTTAAAACGCTGTGTAGTTTCTGGGTGGTGGAAAGAGAAGGAGGTCTAGATGCCTAGAAGAAAAAAACAAACAATTGCGTTGTGTATGATTGTCAAAAATGAGGCGCATGTTATTACTAGAGCTTTTGATTCTGTTAAAAACATTATTACACATATTTATATTTGTGATACAGGGTCTACTGACGGGACTCAAGAAGTAATTAGAAAATATATCAAGGATAATAAGCTTAAGGGTAAAGTAGTAAATAAACCTTGGGTGGATTTTGCTTACAATAGAAACGAGTCGTTTGAGTTAGGGTTTGGTAAAGCTGATTACATAATGACGATGGATGCAGATGAAGTATTTTGTAAGTTTTATGATGATGAAGCGCACCCTGATGAATTTATAACAGAGCTTCCATATACTTTAGAAGCAGAGATGTATGATATACGATCATGCTACGGGACTACTCGCTTCTGGAGACCTCAACTTCTAAAAGGGGATGTGAAATGGGAGTGGGTAAAGCCTATTCATGAGTATGTTAAAAAAAAGGATGAACACATACATGGTCCTTGTGATAGAAAGACCCTTGTAGAGATTTGCAACTATCCTAGAAATGAAGGGGGTAGAGCCTTAACCAACCGTAAAGAGTTTCATGATGCATTAGTGTTGGAGAAGTATTTAGCCGCTAATCCTGAGGATTGGCGTTGTTGGTGGTACTTGGGACAATGCTATATGGATGATGGATCTCGCTCTTATAGGCGATCAATTGAAGCTCACGAAGTGGCACTCCCACATATGATGTGGGTAGAAGAGAAATATATAGCATATTTAAGAATAGGGAGAATGTATAAGCATTTTAAAGAAGAGGATAAAATGTTTGAAAATTTCCATAAGGCTCATGAGATCCTTCCTTATCGGCCAGAGGCTTTATATGAGTTAATGGCTGCTTATCGACGGAAAAATATGAACAGTACTGCTGTATTATATGGACAACGAGCTTTGGAGGTAATTCCAATGAAAAAGAACTATTCACTATTTTTAGAGGATCATATCTATAAATGGAGTTGTCATGATGAGTTGTCTCTGTCTTACTTTTATGCAGGCAGGTACAAAGATTGTTTAGAGCTTTGTGTGGAGTTAGAGAAGATTGTACCCGAGGCTCAGAAGGAGAGATTCCTTAAGAATTTAAACGGGTTTAGAAAATTAGCCCCTGTTTCATGAAACATTTCTGCACTTTATCTGACAAAAACTACCTTAAACAAGGGGAGGCTCTCATAAAATCATTGGAGAGGGTTACAGAGTCGTATACACTATATTATCTTTGTTTAGATGAAGAGGTGTACAATGCATTGGCTTCCTATAAAAATATTGTACGCATAAAGTTGTCTGATGTAGAGATAAGCCGACCACCTATTTTAGCGTTTAAAGAAAAGAAACCTTATAATGAATACTGCTGGTCATTGGCTTCCACCTTTTGTCGTTATTTGTTAGCGACTTTAGATATAGAGGATATTCTATACATAGACTCAGATATTTATTTTTATAAGAACCCTCAAATTATATACGATGAGTTAGGACAGAAAAGTGTAGGCATTATTAGACACAGACATAATACCTCTAATTCTCCTGACGGTGAGTTTAATGTAGGTATTGTTTATTTCAGAAATAATTTGGGGGGTTTAGCTTGTCTGGAGTGGTGGAACGATTGTATTCTTGAAGAGTTAAGATCTGATTTGGCTACTTGCGGGGATCAAAAATATTTAGAAGAGTTTGTTCCTATGTTTGGGGAGGATGTATGCATATTAGATAAAACATTCGCTCACGGAGCACCTTGGAATTATAGATTGTATGTATATGATAATTATCATGTAGATGGGACAGTAGTGTGGGGTGATAAGGTACAACCATTAGTGTTTAATCATTTTTCAAGATTTAGTTTTGAACACCCTACTTCGGGGCAGTATATGGATCATACGCTAGGGGGGCAAGTGTTTAATATTCCAGCCGTAAGACAAATGTATATTAATTACACAAATGAGGTATTAAATTATGGATCATGTTGATTGGATTATAAAGCAAAGAGAAAGTATTTCAAAACTTTCTCAACCTGATTGGCATTATGCAGATGTTGGAGCTTGTAAGGGGGAAATTTTAACCTCTTTACTTGGATTAATGGATAAGGGTTATGCGTTCGAACCTAACCCAACCAACTATGCAAGGCTTTCACAGCAGTTTGGATCGACAGAAGTTTCCATTATTCCTAACGCAGTAAGTAATAAAGTAGGGGAGATCACTTTTTATTATGGAAGAAGTCCTGAGGAGGGGTCCCTTTTGGGGTATGATATGAATTATACTCCTATGACTAGCTCTATCACAGTTCCTTGCACTACTTTAGATGAGTACTTCGCTGACAAACAAGTTGATTTTATAAAGGTTGATGTAGAAGGAGCAGAGTGGGATGTTTTTGAGGGAGCAACTGAGTTATTAAAAAGAGATATTCTATGGCAAGTAGAGTTTCATTTAGATGAACATTGGCATAAAAGAGAAATCTTGTTCGAAAATGATTATAATATATTTGATTTAGATTTTAATAAATTAGACAAAGATGCACCAAGACCGTATTTAGCTTTTCTTTCAAAGAAGGAAACTCTTATATGAAAATAGCTTTTGGGATGATTGTATTTAATGGGGATTATGTATTAAAAGAGTGCCTTGAGTCTGTTTACCCATATGCCACACAAATTCTTATAGCAGAGGGTCCTGTAAGATACTGGCAGGATCAAGGATACTCTACTTCTACAGATAAGACTAACGAAATTATAGAAAACTTCCCAGACCCAGAGAATAAGATTACCATTGTTCACGGACAGTTTGAGGAGAAGGACGAGGAGTGTAGAGCGTACATGCCGTACATGAGAGAGGATATAGATTATATTTGGAATCTAGATTCTGATGAGATTTATAAGCCAGAAGATATTGAAAAGATTATAAATATTCTAGAGGAGGAGAAGTACACCTCTGTAGGAGTTAGAAGCTGTTCTTTCTATGGAGGCTTTGATGATTTTATTGGAGGGTTTGAGCTTGCTAAGGATAACTTTCTTAGAATCTTTAAAGTATATCCTAAGGCTACTTGGAAGACTCACCGACCTCCGACTATTGTTGCTCCTGAGGGAACGGAAACACTCCCAGAGAAGCACCTAGACAGCGATACGTTGTGGGATAAGTATGGAGTCCAGATGTACCATTATTCTTATGTCTTTCCCAGACAGGTGCGGGAAAAGATTGCATACTACAAAGCCAAGGTAAGTAGAGAGAACTGCCATCCCAATTACTACCAAGAAATTTATCTTCCATGGGTACAAGGAGATAGAAGTGTAGAGTGGGGTTGGAGGGGAGTGCATGAGTTTCGTCCTTTGAGTAGGGGGGATGCCTTTACTCAAAAGTTTAAAGGAACGCACCCTAAGATTATAGAAATAAAAATTGAAGATTACAAAAAACAAATAGAGGAAGATTTCTATAATAAGCTATGAATGTAGTAGAAATAGGAACCCCTCCCTTTGACCGACAAGAGCTTATAGATAGCTTAGAAGAGTTCGCCACACTTTACAAGGACAGGCCCATAGAAGATAATCACGGAGGTATGTGTGCGCCCCATATGTTTGGGGCATGGTTTATGGCTAGGAAGCTTCAACCCCAGACCATCATAGAAAGTGGGGTGTGGTATGGTCAGGGTACTTGGTTTTTTGAGAAAGCCGCCCCCGATGCTCGTATCTTTTGTATTGATCCTAATTTAGAAAGAATTAAATATAAATCTTCTAAAGCTCAGTATATTCGGGAAGATTTTTCTAGAGTAGAGTGGGGAACTAGTATTGATTGTGCAACTACTTTATGCTTTTTCGATGATCATCAAAATGCAGTCAGTCGATTAGAGCAAGCGGCCCCACAAGGGTTTAGACACCTTATGTTTGAAGATAACTACCCGCGCCTTCAGGGAGATTGCGTGAGTTTAAAGACTGTGTTGGAAGAAGACTCTGAAGATGGTAAAAAGGCTAGAGGATATTTACTCAATTATAATGAAATTCCTCCCGTAGTTAAAGTAGAAAAGACTAGGTGGGGTGATGATTGGACTGATGAGTTTTATCCTACTCTTGCGCCTCTCTTAGAAGGAGAGGTAGACGAGAAGTATTCTGTATACGTTGAGGATAGCGATACTTATACTTGGCTTTGCTACACTCAAACTCAAGAGAAAGATGTATGAAAGAACAGCGAAGTATTCCTGTTGTAGTTATTAGTAAAACCTTTAGACCTCTCCCAGAGCTAGAGTTTGTTATAAAACAAGCTAAAAAAAATAATTCGGATGTATTTCTACTGGGAGATGAAGGAAATTCACACTATGCTCCTGACAACCACAGGAAGATGTCTGATTATGATGAGGGAGTTACAGAGTTCGAAGAGCTTTATCAGCACCTAAGTACAAACCACGAAGGTATCGAGAAGTTTTGTTTTAGTCGTTGGTTTATATTTCGTAACTTTTTAAGAAAGCATGACTATGAAGGCGCGTTTTATATAGATAATGATATTTTGTTCTTCGGAAATGCCACCTCGGAGTTTGAACAGAGGAAGCATTTATACTGCACTTTGTCGGGGAGGAGTTCGGGCCATTCTTCTTACTGGACTCTTGAAGGTATTGAGGCTTTTTGTGCTTATCTAATGGAGGTTTATAGTAATAAAGAAGCGTATGAGTATGCGAGATTAGCCTCTCACTTCCATGTAAGACAGCATTTTGGGCTCCCAGGAGGATTATGTGATATGACGCTGTTGGAGGCTTTTGCACGGTATAAGTTTCCTCATTTAGTAGGAGAATGTAGTGTGGCTTTTAAGGATGGATGGTACTATGACCATGTAATTCACGAACCAGAAGGATTTGAACATAAGGATGGTATAAAACAGTTTAAATTTATAAAAGGAGTTCCTCACTCTCTTCACAAAAAACTAGAAAAGGAGATACCTTTTGCCACTATTCATTTTCAAGGTCCCAATAAACCCCTCATAGAGAAGTTTTACAGGATGTGTGATGATTCCTTTATTTAACATTAATAATTATGTGGTCGATACGGAGGAGTTAGGAAATCATCTACATGGGCCTTATGTAGATGAGTTCACTAATAATTTCTGTGACTATGTGGGTGCTAAGTATGGGTGTCCTTTAAATAGTGCAACTAATGCTATTTTCTTAGCATTTGAAGGGTATAGAACAGAGGTCACCATACCGTCTCTATTGCCTCCTGTGGTGTTTAATGCTTTGCACAACTCAGGGCAGCAGATCAGGTATACGGATGATGTGGAGTGGGTAGGAGGCTCTTACAAGCTTCACGATTTTGGTGGCTTTAAAGTGGTGGATTCAGCGCAAAGAGTAGATAGAGACCAATTTCATGAGGTTAATGATGAAGATTTGATGATATTCAGTTTTTACCCCACCAAACCTGTTGGAGGAATAGATGGGGGGATGATAGTATCCAATGATAAAGATAAAATCGACTGGTACAAACAAAGGTCTTTAAATGGTATGTCTTTCGCAGAGAATAATTGGGAAAGAAAGCAAATATCTATAGGCTGGAAAATGTATATGAATTCTTTTCAAGCCTATATTGCCAATGAAAATTTAAAGGTGTATGATAGAAAAAAAGATCGCTTGAAAGTAATAAGGCAGCACTATAACGAAGCCTTTGGTTTGAATCAAACGAGTGATCATTTGTATCGTATTAATGTAGAAGATAGAGACACTGTAATACCGCTTCTTAAGGAAAAAGAGATTACTACAGGAATTCACTATACACCCTTACATACTCAACCATTTTATAAAGATTTTGAGCGTGAGTTTCCTTTTTCTGAATGTGACGGAAATAACACATTGAGTATTCCCTTTCATGAAAAGTTAACATCAGGAGAAGTATTTCATATTATTAAAGAGGTAAAAAATGTGGCAACTTTTAAATAAACCTATGGCAGTCGGCAAGATAGGCTCTTCCGAATGCAGAGCAGTAGATTCTGTCCTAAATCATACTGATTTGCGGGAAATAGATTTGCATGATATATTTGTGGGGGCAGGAGTGTTTCCTCCAACTATAGATTCTATAAATTCTTTTTTTGATGTTTTCACTCAACATCTAAAGGAGATGGATGTAGTGGCTAAGTGGTTGGGTGCAGCAGAGGAAGATATGTTAAATTTTTATTGTCCTTCAGCCGCTACCACAGTATTACGAGACTTAGAGCCTTACTACTGGGAAGAGCCTTGGTCAAAGGAATTAAAGGGTAAAAAAGTGCTTGTAGTATCCCCCTTTACTGAGACGATTAAATCGCAGTACAAAAAGCGAGAGTTGTTATGGAAGGATGAAAGAGTATTGCCTTCATTTACCTTAAAAACTATAAAGTGTCCGTTGTCGTGGTATTTAGGAGAGCCAACTGGAACCACATGGGTTGATGGCTTAGAAGATTTAAAGAGAAGTATGACTGCCGTGGATTTTGATGTATGTTTAATAGGAGCGGGAGCATGGTCAATTCCGTTAGCTGTTCATGCTAAACGATTAGGAAAGATAGGCATACATTTAGGAGGTAGTTTACAAATTCTCTTTGGTGTGAAAGGTGGTCGTTGGGATGATCACGATGTTATTTCAACATTTTACAATGATGCGTGGGTGCGTCCCTCAGGCGATGAGGTTCCTAAGGAAGCTAGTCGAGTAGAGGGGGGCTGCTATTGGTAGTGTATACTCAAACTTTAGAAAATTTTTCTGATGAGCGTGGTCATCTTTATCCTTTAGAATTTGATCGCATACCTTTTACCCCCAAACGCTTGTTTATCGTATCGGATGTTCCTAAAGGAGAAGTTAGAGGGGAACACGCGCACTATAAAACAGAACAATTTTTAATTTGTTTGTCGGGAGAGATTGAAGTAATTCTAGAAAAGGGAGATGGAGAAACTAGAGTTACTTTAACACCTTTTCAAGGTGTGCATGTCCCTTCAATGGTATGGGACTCCCAAGTGTTCAAAACAGGAAAAGATAATCTGCTGGTACTTGCTTCGACGCACTATGATAAGACAGACTATATTGAGTCCATAAATGAGTTTAAAAAATTACTATGAAAACATTATTAACAGGGGCTAACGGACTCGTAGGCTCTACTATAGACGCAGATGTAAAAGTGTGTGGAAGGAATCACTGTATTCCTGATTATAAAGAGTATAACAGACGATGGGTTGATCTTACTCGTTGGGATAAAACGCTTAATTTATTTCAGGAAACTAAACCTACTCATGTAGTTCACTGTGCTGCTAGAGTCGGAGGGTTAGCCGCTAATATTAATCATATGGGTGAGTTTTTCTATGAGAACATGATGATTAATTTGAATGTATTAGAGGCAGCGAGACGAGTGGGAACTAAGAAGGTGGTTTCGTTTATGTCTACCTGTATTTTTCCTGATGATATAGAGTATCCAATGACGGAGGATAAGCTTCACCTGGGAGAGCCACACCCATCGAACTACGGTTACTCTTATGCAAAGAGAATGGTGGATGTGCAAAGCAGGGCATATAATGAACAGTATGGTTTGTCGGTTGAAGGTTCACAAGTATCGTTTAATGGGAGATATGTTACTGTAGTTCCTACCAATATTTATGGACCAAACGATAATTTTGAATTACAGAACAGCCATGTGCTACCTGCTCTCATTCACAAATGCTATTTAGCTAAAACACAAAACACTCCTTTCGTAGTATGGGGAAGCGGTAAACCTTTGCGGGAGTTTATATATTCAGAAGATGTTGGCGAGTTAACGCAGATCATATTAGAGGAGTACGAAGGGTCTATGCCTATCATCCTCTCTACCTCACAGGAACATAGTATTAAAGAGGTTGCTTCAATCATAGCAGAAGCGATGGAATTTCAGGGTCCTATCATATTTGACGATATGAAACCTGATGGGCAGTATAGAAAGCCCACCTGTAACGATAGACTAAAGAGTATTGTCCCAGACTACCCCTTCACTCCATTAGAGGAGGGGATCAAGAAGACTGTAGAGTGGTTTGTTAACAATTATGAGGCTTGTAGAAAATGAAAAGAGCTTTAATTACTGGGATCAGTGGACAAGACGGATCTTATCTTGCTGAATTACTTTTAGAAAAGGGGTACGAGGTGTGGGGATTACTCAGGAGGCACTCAGTCCCTGAGAACCAGACTAGTAGGCTTGAAGCGATTGGAATTCTTAATAAGGTAAAGTTGGTTTATGGGGACATGACTGATTTGCCCTCCTTACTGAGTGTACTTCAGGAGTGCTACCCCCAGGAGATTTATAACTTAGCCGCACAATCCCATGTGCGTATTAGCTTTGATCAACCTGCATTCACTACTAACGCTGATGCTAACGGAGTTCTTAACCTTTTGGAAGCGGTTAGAAATGTGTGCCCTCAGGCGAGAATGTACCAAGCAGGATCGTCCGAGATGTTTGGAAATGAGTGTGATGAAGATGGATACAGAAGAGAGACAACGCTTATGCGTCCTGTAAGTCCTTATGGTTGCGCTAAATTATATGCTCACAATCTTTGCAGGGTGTATCGTTCTAGTTATGATATGTTTGTGGCTAATGGGATACTGTTCAATCACGAATCTCCTCGGAGAGGATTAAACTTCGTAACCAATAAGGTTGTTGCTGCTGCTGTGGATATTTATAACGGTGAAGCACAAACATTAGTTTTAGGTAATTTAGCTGCTACACGCGACTGGGGACATGCTAAGGATTATGTTAGAGCCATGTGGTCTATGCTTCAGCATGATGAGCCTGATGAGTTTGTGTGTGCTATGGGAGAATCTCACTCTGTTAGAGACTTATGTGAGGAAGTTTTTTCTGAATTAGATATGGACTACAGGGATTATGTTGTCTTAGATTCTAAGTTTTATAGACCTACTGAGCTTCATGATTTGAAGGGTGATTGTACAAAACTTAAGAAGACGCTAGGGTGGGAACCTGAGTATGATTTTAGAGGTATGATCGAAGAGATGGTCGAAGCCCGTCTATAATAGGCTATGAATACAAATGACGAGCCCCTGCCGATGCGGATAGCAATTAAAGAATCAAAAAAGTCAAAGCATCGTTTTAAATTGGGGGCTGTAATAGCAAAAGGAAAGAGAGTGTTAGTTAAAGCTCACAATAGTAGAAAAACCCACCCTGTTTTTGGATCAGGAGAGTACAACACTCTTCACGCTGAAAGTTATGCGATCTATAAAGCTGTTAGGCGCGGAGTTAATTTGGAAGGTACAACTATGTATGTTTATAGACAAAATAATAATTTAGCAAAGCCTTGTAAATGTTGTATGGGATTAATCCACAAGTACGGCATTAAGGAGGTGGTGTATAGTGGTTGAATCTAGGTTTGTATTTCATCCTTATTTATTTCCCCATAGTCCGAATATATTTCATATTGTAAAGGGTGTATTTACACCTGAGCAATGTGATGCGTTTGTAACGGTAGCAGACACCTATCCTAGTCAGGAATCTACTATAGGGTACGAGGAGGCAACCCCAGGAGGTACGGAAGAGGATACTGGTTATTCTCATAGAAAATCATTTATCAGTTGGATTCCGCAAGACAACGACATCCCAGTACTGGAACACCTATGGCAAAAGTTTCATGATACTATGTTAGAGGCCAATAAGCAGTTTTGGGATTTTGATTTGAAGTTTATGTGGGAACAAGCGCAGTACACTCGTTATGGGGTGAAGGGGCATTTTGGATATCATATGGATGTAGGGGCAGACGGGGGGTCTTCCCGTAAGATAACAGCCGTAATGTTATTAAATGATCCTGAGGAGTGGGAAGGTGGAGAGTTACACTTCTTCGGTGATCGTGTTGCCCAGATGGAGAAGGGGGATATGGTAGTATTTCCT